CTGACGGCAGCAGAACATCAACACCGGCAACAGATAGAGATGTATTACCGGGAGGCACTATCTAATGCCAGAAGAAATAAGAGACCTGCCCGGCGGTCAAAAAACTAGCCCGGGTCCTTATCTAGCAAAGATTGTCAGTCATCTAGACCCAACATATATGGGCATTCTAGAAGTGCAGTTATTGCACGAAGTAGGCAATGACGAAGCTAGAACAGGCCAATTACACCAGGTAAAATATCTGAGTCCGTTTGCTGGACAAACTAATGTTGACTTTGTGGGTGAAGATCCAGACGACTACGACAACACACAAAAGAGTTATGGATTCTGGTTTGTTCCTCCAGATGTTGGAACACTAGTAATGGTGATATTTGTTGACGGCGATGCTAAACAGGGTTACTGGATAGGATGTGTTCGAGACAATGCTATGAATTTTGCAGTACCGGGTCATGCCGCCACTGAGTTTAATTTAGACGAAGAAACTAACTCAAGACACGGTGATGCAAAACGTTTACCCGCAGCTGAATATAATAAAATAGCACAGGCTACAACAGCCGATCCTACAGCCATTCTTAAACCTTCTTCTCCACTGAAGACAGCTTTAGACACTCAGGGATTGTTAGAAGATGACACTAGAGGTATTACTACCAGTAGTGCTCGTAGAGAAATTCCTAGTTCAGTGTTTGGTATCAGTACTCCAGGACCTGTAGATAAACGCCCCGGCGCCAAAAAAGCCAAAGTAGGTAAAGCAGAGCACAAAATTGCCGCGGCTTTTGTAAGCCGACTAGGCGGAACTAGTTTTGTCATGGACGACGGCGACGACAAATTTTTAAGACGAACTACAGCCAGCGAAGGTCCGCCAGATTATGCTGCTGTTGAGCAAGATGAAATAGATGGCTTACCAGATGCTCCTCACAATGAACTATTCCGTATTCGTACAAGAACAGGACATCAAATTCTGTTACACAACAGTGAAGATTTAATCTACATCAGCAACAGTCGAGGCACAAGTTGGATTGAATTAAGCAGTGATGGAAAAATAGATATCTATGCTGAAGACAGCATAAGTGTACATACTAAACAAGATTTTAACTTTTATGCTGATAGAGATTTTAACATAGAAGTTGGTCGTAATTTTAATTTAAAAGTAAAAGAGCGACACCAAACAGAAGTAGGTACAGATAAAATTTGTATTGTAAATGGAAAAGTTACAATTCAAGTTGATGGAACAAAAGACGAAACTGTAACTGGAGCAGTGGCACAATCGTTTGCAGCTACTTTGGATGTCACAACAGGCGGTGCTGTTAATGTAACAACAGGCGCAGATCTTAACCTTAATGTAGGCGGAGCAAGTGTAGTATCTAGTTCTGGCGACTTTACAATTAAAGCGGCAAATACAGCTATAGACGGCGGAAATATTAATTTTAACTCAGGCATTGCTGAGGATGCAGGACCCGCAACACCTGCAACGCCACCTGAGCCGTTGTCTACTTTTGAAAACCCAGATGAAGCAGACGGAACATTACCAGAAAGCATTATGTTGCGTATACCCACACATGAACCGTGGCCGCATCATGAGAATTTAGATCCGCTGAACTTTAAACCAGAACTCACCGATAGAGAAGCCGGCGCAGCTATTCCAGTGCCAGATTACTGGAAAAAATACAGTACAATAACGGATACTTTTGCTAAAATACAACCTCCTGGCCAAGAAGGTTTAGAAGAGTAAATACTATACTATGACAGCTAATCAAAAACTCTACGATAAAATTGTTGTTAACGGTCCAGCCGGCCGTCCTAATGTGCCCGGTTCAAAAACCTACAAAGGTTTCAGCACAATTAGCGGAGACAGCAAGAGTTTTGCCTTGTTTGATCTTGCATTGATCAAACAAGATTTAATCAACCATTTTCACATAAGAATGGGAGAAAGATTAGAACAGCCTGAATTTGGTACTGTGATCTGGGACTTGATATTTGAGCCACTCACAGAAGATATTAAAGAAATTATTGTTAAAAACGTTGAAACAATCATTAACTATGATCCAAGAATTGTAGCGCAGAGTGTTACTGTCACTGCGTATGAAACAGGCATACAGATAGAATGCGATCTTGTTTACTTGCCTTATAACATTCAAGAATCTCTTCGTTTACGATTCGATGAAGCCAACGGTCTACTAGGGTAATTAAATACTCACATAATAAATTTCAATAAATATCTGTATAATGGGAAACAGATATGTCAGCAACCGATCGCCAAAATAGACTTTTAGTAGCAGAAGACTGGAAAAGAATTTACCAAAGTTTTCAAAACGCAGATTTTCAAAGCTACGACTTTGAAAACCTTCGCAGGGTAATGATCAGTTACATCCGTGAAAACTATCCTGAAGATTTTAATGATTACATTGAAAGTTCTGAGTACCTTGCTCTAATTGATCTTATAGCCTTTTTAGGACAAAGCATAAGTTTCCGCACGGATCTAAATGCTCGAGAAAACTTCCTAGAGCTGGCAGAACGCCGCGAGTCAGTGCTACGTCTAGCTAGATTATTAAGTTATAAAGCCAAAAGAAATGTGCCTGCTAGCGGGTTTTTAAAGTTTACTTCAGTAAGTACAACACAGATTGTCTACGACAGCAACGGCAGAAATTTAACAGGGCAGACAATTAGCTGGAACGATCCTGCAAACCCTAACTGGTACGATCAGTTTATCAAAATAATAAATGCAGCCTTGCCAGCAACACGAAAGTTTGGCAATCCTGATGCAAAAGACACAATCTACGGTATACCTAGCGAACAATATAGATTCCAAGGTGCTAATACTGATGTACCTGTTTATAGTTTTACTAAAACAGTAGACGGTCGTAGCATGACATTTGAAGTAGTAAGTACAGCGTTTAGTGGCGAGTCTGAAATCTATGAAGAACCTCCAAGTATTGCTAATCGTTTAAGTTTTATCTACAGAGATGACGGCAAAGGCAATGGCAGCTCTAACACAGGATTTTTCCTACATTTTAGACAGGGCACATTAAATCAAGGTACTTTTGCAGTTACACAGCCTGCTACCGACGAAACAGTAGATGTTGATGCAGTTAACATCAACAATAACGATGTTTGGCTTTATAAGTTAGATCAAAACGGTATTGAAAACGAATACTGGGCACAAGTTCCTAGCTTTGAAGGCAACAATATTATCTATAATAGTTTAAACAAAAGCATACGAAATATCTACGGTGTAGTCACTAGAGCCAACGACAAAATTAGTCTAGTGTTCAGTGATGGTGTATTTGGTAATTTACCTCTAGGAACTTTTAGAGTATATTATAGAACAAGTAACGGATTAAATTATACTATCAATCCTAAAGATGTAAAAAATATCACAATTGATATTCCTTATGTAAGCAACACCGGACAGCTTGAGACAATGACAGTAACTTTAGGATTACAAAGTTCAGTGTCTAATTCAAGTCCTGCTGAAACCAACGACAACATCAAAGCTCGTGCTCCTGCAACTTATTATACGCAGAACAGAATGATTACTGCTGAGGACTATAACATTAGCCCATTAAGCGTAAGTCAACAAATTGGTAAAATTAAAGCAGTTAATAGATCAGCCAGTGGCATCAGTCGCTATTTTGATCTAGTTGATCCTACAGGCAAATATTCAAAGACAAATTTATTTGCTGACGACGGCATTGTTTACAAACAAGAATACATTGACAGTTTTAAATTTTCTTATGCAACTAGAACAGACATTGAAGCTGTAATTTATAATCAAGTTACTGATAATTTAAAATTAACAAACTTAAAACATTTTTATTATAGTAAATTTGACAGACCAAATACTTCTGAATTAGGTATTAAATGGATTATTAAAACTTCTGATACTAATCAAGTTACTGGTTATTTTAAAGATGACATCACAACTACAATACAGAAAGTAGGAACATTTGCCACTGGTACTAACACACTAAAGTACATCACTGTTGGATCGTTGTTAAAATTTAGAGCTCCGGCAAACTATTACTTTGATAAATCAAATAATAATAAATTAGTGTTGGGCAATCCAACAAGTACTAACGCAACACAAATTTTGTGGACAAAGGTAGTGGCAATTTCAGGTGATGGTACTTCTGGTGGCACCGGTGAACTAGTAGACGGTTCTGGTCCTATTGTACTCAACGATATTATTCCTTCAGCTTACAACAAAACAACATCAACCACTGAGTTGCAGACAGCTCCTCAGTTAGAAGAAATTATTCCAGCATGGAAAACTGCACTAGACAGTGCCACAGTAGCTTCTATGGTTGATTTAATTTTTGCAAATAAATCATTTGGTCTACGATATGATTCAGAATCACGTTCTTGGAAAATTATTATCAGCAGTAACCTAAACACAATTAACGTGTTCAGTCTAGGACGAGCAGGCGACGCAACAAATCAAAATGTTGATTCAAGTTGGTTGCTGTTGTTTAACACAGACAGCGAGCAATACACAGTTACTTCTCGATTAGTTAGATATATCTTTGAAAGCAACCAGCAGGTAAGATTCTATTTTGATTCTAGTGATAAAATTTATGATTCAAGAACTAACACAGTGGTCAAAGACAAAATTAAAATTTTAAGTATAAACACACAGCCAAACAATATTACATCTTTTACCTATGATAGAGACTGGGAAGTTACCGAAGAGTTTAAAGGACTTGACGGATACATTGACACTAAAAAAATTCAAATCACATTCAGCGACAGTGACGATGACGGTATAGTTGATAATCCTAATTTGTTCGAAGAGATAGTTCCAACAGTGACTATTCCTCCTGTAAAGAATCAATTTATTGTATTAGAAAAGTACGTAATAACACAGGGACAAGAAGACTACAGATTTATATCAAACGATGATGATAAAATTTTAATTCGTCAGAATAAACTATCTGTAAGTTCTGGAGACCTACAAAAGTTAGGCAGTTATTTTTATTTTGTTGAAGAAAATTTTGTTGCACAATTAAATGCAGATGATGTATTTGAACCTAGTTTAAATTATAAAGTCTATGCAGGAAGAAGCGGATTAAAATTCCAATACATTCATAACGCTGACTACGAAGCAAGAATTGATCCTGGATTAACAAATCTAATTGATATCTATGTGTTGACCAAAGAGTATGACATTCAATATCGCCAATATATAAACGGTTCAAAAACTGTAGAGCCTTTAGCTCCTAGCAGTGATGAATTGTTTAATTTGTTAAGTCCTGAATTAAACAAAATTAAATCTATCAGCGATGAAATTATCTATCATCCTGTAAAGTATAAAGTTTTATTTGGTAGCAAAGCTACTTCAGATGTACAGGCTACATTTAAGGTTGTTAAGAATGATGAAATTGTTATCAGTGATAACGATATTAAATCTAGAGTTCTTACAGCCATAGCTGAATTCTTTAGTTTAGAAAATTGGGAATTTGGAGACAATTTCTATTTTAGCGAGTTGTCAACTTATGTAATGAATAGACTTTCACCAAACATTGTAAACTTTATTGTTGTGCCAAAACAAAGTGATTTAAGTTTTGGTAGCTTATATGAAATAAGAAGCGAAAAAGATCAATTATTCATCAATGGCGCTACAATAGATGATATAGAAATTATAACAGCTATTACTGCAAGTAAAATTAAAAGTGCAGGTCAAATTGCCGTTGAATCAACACTGGCAAGCAAACAGTCTGTAAACAGCTCAGGGAGTAACTAATGGCATTCACCAATGATCAAAACGAGCCAAAATTGCCAATTTCAAATTCTGAAAAACGTAATTCTTCAGATCTATTACCTAGATATTATAGAACAAATAGTAATAAGAAATTTTTACAGGCAACGCTTGATCAACTTATTCAACCCGGTAGTGTTAGAAAAATTAACGGCTATATGGGCCGTCAAACAGCCAAAGCTGTAAAAACTGATGACATCTTTGTAACAGCAGTAGATACAGTACGACAAAATTATCAGTTTGAACCGGCTGCAATTATTCAAGACTATCTAGGTAATACAACATTCTTTAAAGACTACATTGATCATATTAATCATATTGAAACAAATGACGGTATTGTAAGTAACCATAATAGATTAAACAGTCAGGAGTTTTATTCATGGGATCCGCATATCTGTTGGGATAAGTTTGTTAATTATCAACAGTACTATTGGTTGCCATTTGGTCCCAGCACTATTACAATTTTTGGTGCCGATAAAGCAATACAAAGTACCTATACAGTTGAAGGTGTTGACGAAACAGATAATGTAGCTTATCTTTTTACGCCTAACGGCCTTACAAGAAATCCAACACTAAAATTATTTAGAGGTCAAACTTATAATTTTGAAATTAATGCACCTGGCCATCCTTTCAGTATTAAGTCAGCAAGATCGGGCGGATCTAACGATAGATATGTTAAAGGAGTTACTGGTATTGCAGTACAAGAAGGTATTATTACGTTTGAAGTACCACTTGATGCACCAAACGTATTATTCTATGTTAGTGAAAATTCAGTAGACACCGGCGGAGTCTTTCAAATATTAGATATTGAAGAAAACACAGTTATTGATCTTAATGCAGATTTTTTAGGAAAAAAAGAATACATTATTCCTAACGGTACCGCAGAAGGTCTGCGTGTTAGTAACGGAATGAAAGTAAGATTTGGTGGGGAAGTTATTCCTAGCAATTACGCCGACGGCGCATATTATATTGAAGGCGTTGGTACTGCTATACGAATAGTAGCAGAGCGTGCCCTTGAAATAAGATCAACATTCTCAGCAGATAAAAGTATATTGTTTGATGATACACCGTTTGATCAACTGCCGTTCAGTGAAGTTGGAACTTATCCAGTGAGACCTGACTATGTAACAATTAGTAGAACAAGTCCTGATCAAAATCCATGGTCTCGTTATAATCGCTGGTTCCATCAAGATGTTATTATCGCCAGCGCCCAAGTAATAGGTGAAGAACCAAATTTAGATCAAAATTTTAGAGCTACTAGACCTATTATTGAATTTAGACCAGGTATTAAATTATTCAACTACGGTCATGCGGCTAAAACTCCAGTTGATGTAATTGATACTTTTACCAAAGACATTTTTAGTACTATCGAAGGAAGCCTTGGCTATAACATAGACGGCATAGATCTAATACAAGGTATGCGTGTCCTGTTCACCGCAGACACCGATTCGTTAGTAAAAAATAAAATTTATAAAGTTAATTTTATTGATGTAACACCTCAAACTTCAGAACTGTTGTTTGATGCCACACAAGTTAATCCTGCTTTAAACACTATCACGTTTGGTGCTAATCACGGCCTCACAGTAAAAAGCAGAGTAGTTTACAATAACGTTACATTAGACTCGGTCCCAGGACTTACTCATAGACAAGTATATTATGTAAATGTCATTGATGCAGTAACTATCGAATTATACACTAAACCTGACCTTTCTGTAAGAGTAGATATATTGGCCAAGGGAGAAGGTACGCATAAATTTGAATTATTCAAGTATCCGCGTAAGCAAATTTACCTAGAAGAAACTCAAGATTCTTCTCCTGTGGAATATGAAACTGTTACAGTTAATTTAGGAATACAGAATCAATCTAAAACATTTTGGTTTGATGGAACAAGTTGGAAAGCTGCCCAGGAAAAAACAGCAGTAAATCAGGCTCCGTTGTTTGATATATTTGACGACAGCGGTGTAAGCTTTTCTGATCTTACAAAATACAGCGGATCTACCTTTGCCGGTAATAAGATTTTTTCTTATAAAACAGGTGTTGGTTCTGTAGACACAGTATTAGGGTTTGCCTTAACCTATCAAAATATCAATAACATAGGCGACATCTTATTCAATTTTAACCTAGCATCCGATCCTGAATTCAAATACAAACTAGGATCTAGTTTAATTTCTAAATCGATTAGCAATGGCTTTCTCAAAATAATTGATAATTTAGACAGTATTAAGTATGAAAACGGCTGGATTAAAAATGTATTGTCCAACGTGCAGCCTATTGTAAGAACTTATAAAAATGAAACTAAAACAGTAGTTGACGAAAATGGTGTAAGATCTACAGTGTCAATAGTAAACGATTTTCCATTAGATGTTTTTGATACTAAAGATGGACTAGAAGATTTATTAGTCAAAGTTTATGTTAACGGTACACGATTAATTCCGTCAAAGTTTTCTATTGTTGATGACGTTGTTTACAAACTAGTAAGATTGACCACAGATGCTGTTGACTCAATGGTTACTATAGAATGCTTTACAAAGAAACATAAAAATCAAAACGGCTATTATAAATTACCAATTAATTTAGAAAATAATCCGTTGAACAACAACATTCAAGACTTTACTCTTGGTGAAGTAATTGATCACGTTGACTCTATCATTGGTAACAATCCGTTGGTATTTTTTAATAACGGCCCTAAAGCAATCTTAAGAGATGCTGGACGATTAAGCGAATACGGAACAAGATTCGTACAGCATACAGGTCCAATGAACCTTTCTTTATATCATCTTGGTAATAAGTCTGCTAACCTACTCAAGGCATTAGATACTGCACGTACTGACTATGCACAGTTTAAAAGAGCATTTATTATTGCTGCATCTGACAGTGGTTTTGATGCTGAGCCAAGAAGACACGTAGATTTTATATTGCAAAATATGTTTGCAAATAAACCTAAATCTAGTCCTTATTATCTTTCTGATATGTTCGGGTATACCGCAGCAAATCGTACAGAATACACAGTATTAGATGCTAGAACTACATCGTATCCTTTAAGTCAATTGTTTAATTTAAAAACATTGTCTAATCGTGCTGTCGGAGTATACCTTAATGATGTTCAATTAGTACACGGTCGAGACTATGTATTTGGAGACACTGAGTTTGTTACACTCCTAGCAGAGTTAAGCGAAAACGATATTATTGAAGTATATGAATACGAATCAACTGATGGATGCTTTGTACCACCTACTCCTAGTAAGCTAGGATTGTATCCATTATTTGAACCTTCAATCTATGTTGACGACACATACATTGAACCAGTCAAAGTTATACAAGGACATGACGGTAGTATTACTATTGCGTTTGATGATTATAGAGACGATTTAATTTTAGAATTAGAAAAACGAATTTTTAACAATGTAAAAGTATCTTATGATACTGAATTGTTTAATATATTCAATTATATTCCAAGTTACAGTAGAGAAAATGATTATACAGTAGATGAATTTAATTCAGTACTATCAAAATATTTTTATCAATGGACTCTTAATATTCAAGAAGACTATTCTCGTCCGTTGTTCTATGACAGAGAAAATGCGTTTACTTACAATTATAGAGATCATGTAGCACCTGATGGTAGACTTGCACCTGCATATTGGAGAGGAATATACAAATGGTTCTTTGATACAGACACGCCTCATCTTACACCTTGGGAATCATTAGGATTTTTTATTGAACCAATTTGGTGGCAAGATGTCTACGGACCTGCTCCATATACTAGCGATAACCTAGTTTTATGGGATGACCTTAAAGAAGGTCTAATTAGAGAGCCTGGTAAACCTCCTAGACTTAACAAACAATTTGCTAGATTAATTTTAGACCAAGGTCCGCCAGTTGACACTAATGGAATTTTACTTGATCCGTTAAACGCAGGCTATGTAGCAGGACTAATGCAAAATTCAACAGATTCTTTTTATGTCTTTGGCGACCAAGGCCCTGTTGAAGCTGCTTGGAGAAAAAGCAGTTATTATCCATTTGCATTAATTAGTACAATACTATTGTTAAAACCAAATGATATCCTTGGACGATGCATAGACCGAAGCAGGATTGTAAAAAATAATACTGGCCAATTAGTGTATTCTGAAACTGGCCTTCGTATTAGATTACAAGATCTTATTTTTCCTTCTGTTGCTGATGAAGTAGAAACAGACAGAAGATTTACTTCGGGGCTAGTAAACTATGTTGTTGAATATCTTACTAGTAAAAATACAGCAAGATTAACCCAATACAAATATGATCTAGCATCGTTGACTAATAAAATGTCAACAAGATTAGGATCTTACACTAACAAAGAAAAATTTAAAATTCTATTAGACAGCAAAACTCCAACCAGTGCTGGCGGAGTTTTTGTGCCTGAAGAAAATTATTCAGTTAGTCTTAATACATCAAGTGCTATAAGAAAAGTAATTTACAGCGGTATATTGATTACAAGATTTAGTAACGGCTACGAAGTAAAAGGTTATAATACTCAAAATCCTTACTTCATTGTTTACAAGTCTAAATTAGTAGACAGGGTGATTAAAGTTGGTGGCATCAGTGAAAGTTTCCTTGAGTGGAAAGCAGGAGAAATTTATACTTCTGGCAAAATTGTAAGATATAATAATTTATATTACAGAGCAAAAACTACTCACACTGCTTCAACAGAGTTTGATGATCGCCTGTATGCTAGACTTGCAGAACTACCAATTATTGGCGGTAGAGAAATAGAGTTAAAAAAGAATTTTAATGCTAACAATGTTGACAAGATACCATATGGCAAAAGAATTGCAACAGTACAAGAAGTAGTTGACATCATCATGGGCTACGGTGCCTATCTAGAAGATCAAGGTTTTGTCTTTGATGATTTTAATAATAATCTGGGAACAGTAACAAACTGGGAAACTAGTGCAAAAGAATTTGCGTTCTGGACTACACAGAACTGGGCAGAGGGTTCAGTGCTCAGTATAAGTCCTAGTGCTAATAAACTTATTTTCCAATCTCAAAATTCAGTGGTTGCTGATTTGACAGATAATTTTTATACCTATAGTGTTCTTCGAGTTGACGGACAAAAGTTAGATGAAGAATTTATAAAAGTTTATAGAAATGAAAATCAATTTGTAATCGAACCAGAAAATACCAACTATGGTATCTACGGAATTACTCTGCACCTAATACAGAAGGAACACGTAGTTGTCCTTGATAACAAGACTTTGTTTAATGATACCATCTACGATATTGAAGCAGGTTATCATCAAGAAAGAATTAAAGTTATAGGTTATATAGCAGCTGGTTGGACCGGAGGGTTTGAAATTAAAGGGTTCATCTACGACGAAGCTAAAATTCAAGAGTGGGAACCATGGACTGATTATAATCTCGGTGATATTGTAAAATATAAACAGTTTTATTATGCTGCCAAAGAAAGAATTCAGGGTGTACGTGAATTCAATGACGATACTTGGGTGATTTTAGAAGAAACTCCTAAATCTCAATTATTACCTAACTGGGATTATCGTGCTGAACAGTTTACAGATTTCTACGACCTTGATACTGACAATTTTGATGCAGGTCAGCAAAAAGTAGCACAGCATTTAATTGGTTATCAGAAACGTCAATACCTCGAAAACATTATTCAGAATGATGTAAGTCAATACAAGTTCTATCAGGGTATGATTATTGAAAAAGGCACGCAGAATGTATTGAACAAACTGTTTGATGTGTTAAGTGCTGACGGTCAAGAAAGTTTAACGTTTGACGAAGAGTGGGCTTTCCGTGTAGGGGAGTACGGAGCAGTTGATACCTTTGATGAGGTAGAATTTATTTTAGATGAAAATAAATTTAAAATCAATCCACAGCCGGTTGAACTAGTTGATTCAATTGATATTAACGAAAAAGATTTTGTCTACAGATATAAACCTACAGATGTTTATGTTAAACCTCTGAGCTACACAAATAACATTTGGCCAACTTATACTACTAATAGATTTTTAAGAACTAGCGGTTATGTAAGAGTTGAAGATGTTAAAGCTACAGTAAGATCAATAGCCAATGTTATTACTTTAAATGTAAATGATTTTTCTAACGGTGATTACATCTGGGCAGCTTTTGAGTCTAGAGATTGGTCAGTGTATAGATTTAGTCTGTATGATTTAAAAGTTAAAACAGTAGCCTATGAAAATTCTTCTAAACAAGTAACTGTAACATCCTTTGCATTGCCTCCATTGGCAGTGGGTGACATAATTGGTATTAAAGGAACAGAAAAATTAAATGGATTCCATAAAGTTACAGTAGTTAACGGTAATCAATTTAAATTTGTTAAAGACGTTCAAGGTTGGCAATCTTTTGCCGATGCAGATACTATTGTAACATATAAAGTTTTTAAACAACGTTCTCCTCACATTACTACTTTAAACTCTTATCTTCCGGATGAGTTTAAACCAAATGAATTAGCATGGATTGATAGTAATCAAGCAGGTAACTATATTGTTTACAAGAACAATCCTGTTTATAGAAAAGATAATTTAGTTAATTTAGAACCTGCAAATTCGTTTAATTTTGGTCGCTGTATAGCAATAGACGGATCTGGTAATTTAGCCGCAGTAGCTACAGCTGAATATGTAGCATTATATCAAAAAGGTTCAAGCGACAATTCTTGGTCATTGTTTGATAGAATTACCGATGTAGTTGCAACCACTTTAAAATTTAGTCATGACGGAAGTTGGTTAGCTGTGGGCGTACCAACACATGATTCTGACAAAGGCCAAGTACAGATTTATTTTAGACAAAAATCTGGAACATTTGAAATAAATGCAACATTAATAGGCCAAACAGCCGGTGATAAATTTGGCAGTAGTCTTGCTTGGTCAACTACAGGCAACGAATACAGATTGTTTGTAGCAGCCACTGGCTATACTAGCAATACAGGTAGAGCTTATTATTATAACTATACTAATGTTGGGTGGAGCGCAGGAACATCGATACCGGCACCAGCAGGTATATCAACAAATGAATATTTTGGATTTGATATTGCGTGTTCAAACACCGGAAAAATATTAGTAATTTCTGCTCCTGGAGATGGCCTAAACTCTGGACAGGTATTTGTCTATGAATTTAACAGCGGCTATACTAGCCCAGTATCTTTCCTAGGACTAAATCAAGAAAGGCTAGGCCAATCAGTGGCATTGTCCAATGACGGTCTTACTCTAGCCATCGGTGCAGCTAGGACAGATGTAAACGGAAAAGCTGATGTAGGCGAAATAAGAATTTACAAATATATAAACACAGGATTTGTACACGACCCGGCAGCTGGTATAGGGCAAGTGTTAAGAAGTCCTAGAGAATATAGATCTGAGCAATTTGGCACAGACATCGGATTTTTAAATGATGATAAGAGTCTATACTCTTATTCTGTAAGTTCGGGAATTGATGCTACGTTGTTTGATTCAAATTCAACTACATTTGATTCTAACTTAACTGTATTTGAAAGAACCTCTAATGAAAACAAGATTGATATTTTTGATCTATTAGACTCAACATTTATCTTTGGAGAAACAATCACTCCTACTTCTGATGCTGCGTTTGTTGGTTCTATTTCTGGTACAACACTAACTGTAACTGATGTTACGCTAGGTAGAATTGAAGTTGGTGCTACAATCTACGGAAGTAATCTTACGCCTGTAAAAATTATTTCTAACGGAACTGGTTTAGGCCTAACTGGCACTTATACGATTGCAGGCACAAGAACTTTCGTCTCAGGTTCGTTGACAGCTAGACGAATAGTAAATATTACAAGTATTTCTGGTTATAAAAATACTCTATTGCTGTCTTTTGCAGCAGAATCTGATATTGATCGAGTAGTATCTTCTATTAACTATACAAGCTCTGGTAGAGTATATTCGTATGTTAAATCTGCTAGCGAAAGCAGTTGGCAAAAACATTACGAACAAATACCAAGTGTTGACGTAACTAAAATTAAAAAAGTTTATCTATACAGCACAGAAACAGGTAAGCTTATTAAATACCTTGATGTAGTAGATCCTATCTACGGTAAAATACCCGGCATTGCCGATCAAGAAATCAAATATAAAACTTACTTTGATCCTGCAAACTATTCTGTAGGAACAGATTCTGTAAATGTTGATGAGACTGCAAACTGGACAAAGTCAGTGGTTGGTGCTCTGTGGTGGGATTTATCTACTGCAAGATTTACAGATCCTCAATCAGGAGATGTAAATTATAGAACAACTAATTGGAATGAAGCACATCCTTTTGCCAGCATTGATGTATATGAATGGGTAGAAAGTTCTATCCTGCCATCACAGTGGAATAAGTTATCTGGTACAGATAAAGGACTTTCACAAGGAATTACAGGCACTACAAAATATGACGACTCAGTTTATAGTGTAAAGAAACGATATGATTCGGTAAGTCAAACATTCAAAGAAACTTATTATTTCTGGGTAAAAAATAAAACCACAGTACCAAACGTTGAAGGTAGAAATTTAACAGCCCTTGACGTTGCAAAAATAATAGCAGATCCAACATCCTACGGATATAGCTACATTGCGTTTACAGGACCAAATAGTTTTAGTCTAGTAAATTGTAAAAAATATCTAAATGCTAAAAATGTTGCAGTTAATATTCAATATTGGAAATCTGAATATAAAGAAAGCAATTATCACAGCGAGTGGAAATTATTAAGCACTAACAGAAGCACTGAAATTCCGTATGCTATTGAACAAAAATGGTTCCATAGTCTAGTTGGTAGAGATGAAAATGGAAGATTAGTTCCAGATATTTCATTGCCTGAAAAGAAACGTTACGGTATAGAATTTAGACCTAGACAGGGCATGTTTGCCAACAGAATTGAAGCTCTAAAACAATTCGTTGAAAGAGTTAACATGATTCTTAAAGACAAGTTACTGGCTGATGATTACGACCTATCAGCATTACAGAAATTTGAAATGCAGCCAACGGTTGTTTCTGGCCTATGGGATCAAAAAATTGACACTGAAGAAGAATTAAGATTTGTACAGACAACTTTAATTCGCCAAGCTGTTATTACGCCAGTGTTGCTTAATGGTAGAATAGTTTCTGCCAATATTGTTGACTCTGGTAAAAATTATGGTAGACTAAAAGTTTACAAAGTTGATGTAAACAATGATCCTTTAAGTTGGTACGGTCCGTCATTGACAGTTACTGGCAGCGGTCAAGGAGCAGCACTAAAATCAGTTATTGATGCTGAAGGAAAAATTATTGAGATACTTATTGAAAACTCCGGCGAAGGATATTCATCTGGCACAAGAATTGTAGTAAGAAATTTCTGTGTACTAGTACAGTCAGATTCTACCAATAATGACACATGGACGATCTATACTTGGGATCCTATCAACAGAATTTGGAGTAAGATCAAATCACAAAGCTATGATGTAAGAAAGTATTGGTCGTACATAAACTGGTATGGTTCTTATACTGATCCTACAACTGGGATAGTAGAAACTTATAATGAATTTACAAAAATTGATTATCTAGTTAACAATACCTACGAACTAATTACTACAGAAATTCCTATTGGTAGTATTGTTAAAGTTGCTAATCTTGGATCTGGTGGCTGGGTGTTATTTAAAAAGATAGCGCAGTCTTTCTACCTCACAGAAAATAATTATGTTGTAGTTGGTAGACAGAACGGATCAATTCAGTTTAGTTCAAGTCTGTATAAATTTGCTACAAATACATTAGGATATGACGGCCCGTTATACGATACGTTTAGCTTTGACGGTAATCCAGAATCTGAATTAAGAATTATTCTAAACACACTTAAAAGTAAAATTTTAGTTGACGAACTACAGGGAGAATATTTAAAATTATTCTTTGCTGGTGTACGATATGCACTTACAGAGCAGATATACGTTGACTGGGCTTTCAAAACAAGCTTTGTTAAAGGGCAGCATAACGTCGGTGAACTCAAACAGAAAGTTACATATAACAGCGATAATCTTGAATTCTTTGAAGAATACATCAAAGAAGTAAAACCTTATAGAACAAAGATAAGAGAATTCGTCAGTAATTATAATGCAATTGATCCTAGTAAAACTTTTATTTCAGACTTTGATTTGTTGCCAACTGTTACTGAAAACTATCAAATTCAGAACAAGAGCATCATAGTAGGCGAAGATGGTGTTGTTACTAGTCAGACAACTAATTTAGATAATTTAGATTATTTTAATAACTTTACTGTAAAGAACATTGGATTTTCTTTAATTGAAATTAAAATTTTAGATGCCGGCAATGGGTATGTGACTCCGCCAGTGGTAAAAATAACAGGCGTGGGTGTAAGCACTAACGAAAATAATCAAAAGCTTGTTACAATAAATCCCACAGCAAAGGCTTATATTTCAAATGGTAAAATTAATAGAATTGAAATTACCAACTACGGTGGATACTTTAGTAAAGCACCTACTGTTGAAATTAAGGGTGGATTAAGTTCAACAGGTACGCAGGCAAAAGCAATAGCTGTAATAGGCAATCCGTTAATAAGATCAAATCAAATTACTGTTAAGTTTGATCGAATTTCTGGAACATACTTGTTAGCTGACCTAATTGAAAATGAAACGTTCTCTGGAAATATTATTTCGGGGTCAAAGACACAATTTCCTTTACGATGGAGTCCTGAAATAGAATATGGAAAATCGTTCGTAACAATTAATGGCGTAGAACTTTTACGAAGCGACTATAAACTATCTACAGTTACTTCAACTAACAGAGGGTATACTAGTTATTCAGGATTAATTACATTTACTTCTGCACCAGCAGCTGGTAGTGTTATCACCATTGAGTACACTAAAAACTTTAACCACTTGTCAGCAACTGATAGAATTAACTACTATTACAACCCTGTAACTGGTCAATTCGGAAAAGATTTAGATCAATTAATGCAGGGAGTTGACTACGGTGGAGCAACTATCAGTGGGATTGACCTAGGTATTAACTATGGCTGGAACGCAGTTCCTTGGGGTGTTGGTCTGTGGGACAATTATAATCCAAAATTTACTGATTACATTTCTACAGTTACACAATCTGGAATTACAGAGTTTAGACTACCGTATGTTCCATCAAATAATCAACAGGTAAACATTTACGTTTCTAGATTTAATGTTTCTTTAATTGATTCGATTACTGTGTTTAACAGTGAGTCTAACGCAGTAAAAATTGTAACACAAGAAGATCATAAATTAGATCTCGGCGCAACTATTATCATTGAAGGAATTGTAAAAGCCGATCCTAGCGACCCTGATCCTAACTGCAACGGTATTCATACTGTTAAACGACTTGTATCAGGCAAAGAGTTTATTATTATTTTAGAAAATACACCGCAACTAGGTATAGGTGGTTATGTTTGGGGTAACAAATACGATACTCCAGTGCGAATTGATGATCCTTACTATAATACTCCTTTACAGACAAATACAGATGCTGTAATGTTAACATTTACTGGAAACAATGCATTTGATATTATCAACGTTCCAACATCTGTAAATCTACAATTAAGAGAAATTCAAACTACGGTGTACGCTGGAAAATACGGTGACCGAATCATATTTAGAAAGCAAGAGTCAGATGGTAGCTATCCAATGGACGAAGACACCTACGATACACAGTTATCAGGCGGATTGTTTGCCAATGGTGCATTAACTAGTGCAACTGGTCTTGCACCTGACGACATTGTATTAGATGGAGATGATTTTGTTTCTGTAGAACGTAATGGCGGCACAGAAGAACTCGTTCCTGGGCAGATCAATGATACACTATCAGTTAAAGTATATCATAGACCTAGCGGCGGCTGTCCTAACATCATGTTTAAAAATCACGTAGCTGACGGTGCAAGCACGGGATATTTAATTGGTCAATATTTTGGTAACGCTACGTCAGTGATTGTTAAAATAGATGATCAAATTAAAAAAATTGAAGACGATTATACAATTAACTATCAAAATAACAAAATAGAATTTACAACAATTCCTTCAACAAATCAAATAATATCAATTATAAGTATTGGATTTGTGTCGTCTGACATGCTTGATACTGATTATTTTGTAGGTGACGGAGTTACTAAAGAATTTATTACTAAAGCAGGATGGTTTGCAACTGCTACCGCTATAGTATTGGTCAACGGTGAACCAGCAGAATATTCACTGTTCAGTACTGATGATGAGTACACAGATAAAATAGATCAATCTTGGAGATCAAGAGTTGGTATACAGTTTGCTACGCCGCCGGCAGTAGGTGCAGTAATAAATTATATTATTGATTCTGGCAACATAGAAAACAATGCTACGATTGTTAAGTCAGAAGAAATAGTATATCTAACAGGCCAGTCTACCTATAATCTTTCAAACAGAATTGGTACAACTAAACCTTATGATCAGAATGTGCTAGTAAAACAAGGTCAAAATTTCCTTACTCCTAGAGCAGCAGATTATTTTACTATGACTAACAATCTGCTGTCGTATAGTTTAAAAGATCACAAATATGATCCTAGTTTAATTAACACTAACGATGTAAAAGTTTATATTGACGAAAAAGAATTAGTACAAGGTCCAGACTTTAACGTTGAATTAGACTATACAATTTTTACCTATGAAGTTGAAAAAGATTCTGTTGTTCCTAACGGTGGCACTGGTTATGCAGTAGGCAACATTATTGATGCCGTTGGAGGCGACCAAGGTATTTCTGGTTCGCCTGTTAAATTAGAAGTTACACGTATTAATCAATTTACAGGTGAAATACAAGATGTTATTGTTGTAGGTTTAGGTGTATATGTTACACCTCCAGCAAGTCCGTTTGCAATCACAGGCGGCTCTGGTACTGGCGGCACAATCACTGCTAATTTTGTTGTACGAGCAAACCCTCCAAATATTACAGTAATTCTCAATCAGACTACCTACCAGGAAGGCAAAGATTTTGTTGTAGTAATAGATAACACTGGAGATTATACTACAACAACTAATTCAATTACATTTAAAAATACATATCCAAATCAAACTAAATTTGAAGTAATTAGTTTCTATAATCATAATATTTTAGATGTAGAAAGAACCGTTGATACACTAGTACCAATCATACAAGTTGCTCCGGGTACTCCAGACTTCTATGAGCTTGCTGGCAAACTAGGCGGTAACTTTAGACTGCGTAAAACTGCGGTGTCTGGAGATTTTGTGTGGGTAATTAAGAATAATAAGTTATTAAGTAACAATATCGATTATTATCTTGAAAAAGATCACATTACTATAAGGTTAAAAGATTATCTGTTAGATACAGACGCTGTTCAAATTATTGCCTTTACAAATACCGTAGTACACGAAAGTTTTGGCTACATGCAGTTTAAAGATATATTAAACAGAGTTCACTATAAGAGACTTAACAAAAACAAAGCTACTTCTTTAACAGAAAATCTATATCAAGGAGATAACACAATTTCAGTTGCTGATTCTTCAAAATTAGATGATCCGAATCCTGCTAAAAACATACCCGGAATTATTGAAATTAACGGAGAACGAATTGAATATTTTATCAAAACTGGTAACAAATTAAGTCAATTACGTCGCGGAACACTGGGAACAGGACTTCCAACTTACCACGAAGCAGGCAGTATAATCCAAGGTATTGGCGCTTCAGAAACAATTCCTTATAAGGACACCGAAGTAATTAAAACCGGTAATGCAATTGATGATCCATTATTATACTCTCAAGGTATACTTGAATTGCCTTACATACCAAAACTTAACGAAATTGAAGTGTTCGTAGGCGGAAGACGACTACGAAAATCAGAATACACAGAGTATCTTAATACTGAATACCCTTATAGCCCAGAAGGTGATCAAACAGTTGTTAAAGAATTTAACACCACTGGAACAACACGTTTACAGCTAACTGCGTTACCTATTAAAACATTAACCAACGGTGCAAAAGTTGAACTTAAGGTTGTAGTAGTTAAAAAGCAGGGCAGACTGTGGAATGATCTAGGACAGAGGTTAGCTAAATCTACTAATACAGTGGCTAATTTCTTAAAAGATACTCCGTCAGTTTGGCCAAATAAGTATCAAGATAAATATTAAAAGGAAATCAAAGTAGCAGTTTATCACGACAAAAACCGTAGTTTTTGATTTAACTAAATATAAAAATATTAGGAGTCTTTATTATGTCTCAAGCAGATACATTAAAAGTAGGCCAGCTTTACAGAGAAGCTAGCATTGATAGCGCAAGTACAGGTACACCATTCACTATAGCATGTAGGGATGCTGATGGAAATTTAAATGCAGGTCTTTTTCAGGGAGTAGCAACGTCAAGTCGTTACGCCGATTTAGCTGAAAAATACGTTGCTGATGCAGTCTATGAGCCTGGAATAGTTCTTATGTTCGGTGGCGCTCACGAAGTTACTATAGCAGCAGAAGATACTGCAAGAATAGCAGGAGTTGTTTCCTTTAACCCAGGATTTATTATGAACAGCCAGTTAGAATGTGCTGTAACTCTTGGTGAACATACCGCAGTAGTTGCACTACAAGGACGAGTTCCTGTTGGTGTTTACGGCGCAGTTAAAAAGGGAGACCTTATGATCAGTGCTGGTAACGGTCGAGCCAAAGCCGCTGAAAATCCAAAACTAGGTTCAGTTATTGGAAAAGCGTTAGAAGATTTTGATGGCGAAGAAGGTGTTATTGAAATCGTAGTTGGTCGTCTATAATTTAAAGAGTCTAATATGCAAGGTAAAGATCTATCAGGAATTCATATCGAAGGCCACATAAAGATTTTTGACCCTGTATCAGAACAAGTTTTTGTTAATAAGCGTAATGCTATTCATTATGAAAATATGAGTATTGCGCTAGCAGAAAGTATTGCTGATGCTGGTCAAGGATTTATAAATTCGATGGCGTTTGGAAATGGTGGTACTACAGTTGACCCAACTGGCATCATCACCTACCTCACTCCAAACTCAATTGGTACAAACGCAAGTTTGTATAATCAAACATATTCTAAAATTGTAAATGATAGATCTTCATCTAATCTAGACCCTACACGAAACAGAATAGAAACTAGACACGTTTCTGGAAAATACTACACTGACGTGTTTGTAACTTGCTTATTAGACTACGGCGAGCCCGCAGGACAAGATGCATTTGATAACACCAGCGACAATGAAAGTAGGTTTGTATTTGATGAACTAGGACTTGTAAGTTACAGTACAACAGGAAATCCAAGATTGCTTACACATGTTATTTTCCACCCTGTGCAAAAGTCTTTGAATAGACTTATTCAAATTGACTATACAGTTCGTATACAGAGTTTAACTGGATTGAATGAGGTACAGTAATGGCTTATAATATTCCGCGTTCAGATACAGCAGCTTACCCAGATGGTGTTACAGTTGAGGATCAAACACTCGACCAAACAACCAGTATTACATTTGTAGGAAAAAATTATCCAGAATTTGCTATTCCGGTAGGAAAAAATTTCCTACATCTACTTGAAAATTTTGCAAACAAAAATTCTCCTCCTAATCCAATAGTTGGACAATTATGGTACGATACAGATTCGGACTCAACTCCACCTCGCCCTCAATTAAGATTGTTCGACGGTACAAATTGGAGAGAAGCAGGTAATATTATTAAAGCTAATACTGCTCCGGGATCAGATAAAAGTGTAACAGGCGACTTATGGGTTGATACAACTAATCAGCAACTTTATCTATATAACGGTTCTTTATGGGTGCTAGTTGGCCCTGAGTTTAAAGGCGGAACTGCATCAGGTCTCAAATCAGAAGAGATTGATGATAGAGATACTAATACTAAAAGAACTGTTCTTACATTATACATAAACGGTCTACGTGTTGCTATTATTAGCAAAGACGAATTTTTTCCTAAATCAGTTATTACTGGGTTCGAAAAAATAAAACAAGGTGTCAATTTAACTACAGAAGACTTTGATACCGATGGTACTAATTCAGTTAAATTTTGGGGAATAAGTGAAAAATCTAACTCCTTAATTGTAGGTAATGATACTGTTCCTGCTGCAAATTTTTTAAGGAACGACCAGTCTAGTACTACTAACTTTCCTTTTAATATTCGAAACGCAGCTGGTGTAAGAATTGGTGACTCGTTAGAAACTACACTTATTTCAACAACTAACAAGCAGACAATTTTAGGAAATAAAGCACTAGGTTCTTCTATTGTATTAAGAACTACAGACTTGCTTAATGCACCTAAAGATGTAATTACAATTACAGGTTTAAGTCAAATTGGTATTAACAAAAGTAACCCTGACTTTATGCCAGCGCCCTATCAGAGCGAAAGAGCTAGTTTAGATATTAATGGAAATTTATTAACAAACGGACAAATTTATACCACTGACACTACTAATTCAACATCAACAATTACTGGTAGTATTGTAACTACTGGCGGAGTAGGTGTGGCTGGTAATGCTTATGTTGGTGGAGATATCAGTGTTACAGGACATCTCACAGTAGGAACTACTCTAGGCGGTGTTGCTATTAATGCTAGAACAAACGAAGCACATGATATTGGTGCTGACTCGAGTATTGTTGGCAGCGGCAACAAACGTTTTAGAAATATCTACGCTAAAAACTATTTTGGTGATAGCTTTACAGGTAGCTTTACCGGTAATGTAACAGGTAGTATCACAGGATCTGCAGCAAGATTAGCAGCTAGTACTGTTTTTAGAATGACCGGTGATGTTAACAGTACGTTAATTCAGTTTAACGGCAGTCAACCTACACCTACTAGAACACTTACTAGAGCACAACGATCAAATTTTACTGCAAGAGTTTTCACAGGTGCAGTAGATCATCAGTTTCAAGTAAACTGGTTTATCAGTGTTTCTTGTAGCAATTCACTGTTTAGCATAACCAATCAATCTATCACAGCTATTGGACAAGATATAACTTACGGATATTGGTTTGAATATACAACAGCGACTGCCGGCACTATTGCAGCAGCAACAGTTACAGGAACAGTGACTCCGCAGTCAGGTGGCGCATTTGTTACTACCATCAGCGATGATATTATTAATTCAAAAGAACCAGTTGCTGATTCTTTAAACAGTGATTATTTCTTGGTGTACAGACCGTCTTTGTCTCCACCATTAAGAAAAATAAGCAAGACTACACTATTTCAAAATTTAGGTACAGTTCCTCCGGGCGCTGTGTTTCCTTATGCAGGGTTAACACCTCCACCAGGGTATCTGTTGTGTGACGGCAGTGAACAACGCCAGTCTTTATATCCTGAATTATTTGCTGCGATCGGGTACACTTATAAATCTCAGTCCTTATTGCAAGGTTATCAAAGTTTTGCATTACCTGATCTCAGAGGACGATTTGCCATAGGTGTTGAAAATATGGACAATAATAATACTGTCAATATTGAAACATCTGTAACTTCTGCAACACGTAACGCAATTACTACAATCAGTGCTATCTCTGTAGAGTTAGTAGTTCAGAATAGTTTAATAATTAATGGACCGTTCCAGCTGGGTAAAGTTGTATTGGGTCACGGCCTGTTAACTACCAATGCTCCAGTTGTTATTACTTCTATATCTAATAACACTCCAAGTCCTGGATTTACAACTATTATATGCAGTTGCCAACCACAGCCGGTTACATACCCGTCATTGTCAGGACTGACACTTACTTCGCTAGGAAATATTGACGGTGGTGGTGGTGCACCAGTAGTACCTAGAGTACCTTCAGCCAATGCTCCTGGAATAGTAGGTGGATCAAGACAACAGACATTAACTGTAAATCAATTACCGCAACACTCCCATGATTTAATTGGTAGTGCCGGTAATCAATATTATGCTTTGCGATTTGCAGTTGGAGCTCCTGCAGATACCGGAGCTATAACAACTAACATTAACAACTCTCTTTCAAACGCTCAATTATTACCAACAACTGGCGATATTGATGTTGTCGGAGCAGTTGGACAACCGTTTGATATTATGAACCCTTATCAAGCAATTAACTATGTTATTTTTACTGGTAGGATTATATAATGGCTTATAAGATTAATAAAACTGATGGAAGCTTATTAGCAGATATTGTTGATAATGGCCTAGACACCAGTGCTACAGATTTAACATTGATTGGCAAAAACGTAGTTGGCTACGGCGAATACATCAATGAAAATTTTGTAAAATTACTAGAAAATTTTGCTTCAACAACCGAACCAAATAATCCAATTGTAGGTCAAGTATGGTACGACACTAGCGATAACAGATTAAAGGTCTACGACGGTACAGTATTTAGAATTGGCGCAGGTCCAATAGTAAGTAACACCGCCCCAATTACTCCAGGTCAAGGAGACTTTTGGATTGATAACGTTGAGAATCAATTATATTTTTATACAGGCGTGGGACAGTATCCTGCTGGTAAAATATGGAAAGACAGTCAAGGTAAGAGCGGATTTGATGTAGTAACAGTCTCCGACAGTCAGGGTAATCAACGTACTGTTACAGCACTTTGGTCTGCTGGTAAAGTCATGGGTATCTTTAGTAAGCACGAACAGTTTACATTAGTTGGACAAATTGGAGACTTTGCTGGTGTAATTAAACCTGGATTTACACAGGGCGTGTTTAATGATCCATTAAACGTATTTAAATTTAATACACGAGCTACTAGTGCCGATGCTCTAGTTTCTGCAACCGGCACACTAATTTCTCCTGCAGATGTGTTATTAGCTACACAAAATAATACCCTGTTTGGTACACTGTCAATTCAAAATATTAACCCTTTAAAATTAGGTGTTAACCAAGAAAATACTATTTTAGTTGACGCTGCTACTTTTAGATTACAAAGTAACAGAAATGGCCAAGACATTAAGATTACTACACTTAATGCAGGCACACAATATGATGCTATTTCTATTGATGCAAGTTCTCAGTACCTAGGCGTGTTTAAAACAGTTCCTACCGCTACATTGCATGTTGGTGGTGATGCTAGGATTGACGGCAATCTTACAGTAACAGGTTCAACAACATCTATTACCACTAATGATTTAATTGTAAAAGATAAAAATATAATTTTAGCTGATGGAAATACTGATAGTGCTTTAGTCGACCTTGGTGGCATTGTTCTAAAAGGTGGAAATTTAATAGACGGTCCTATCAATCATGAATTAGTTTATAACTATACTGAAAGATCTTGGCATAGCTCAGAACATTTTAATGTTGCAGATACTAAAGAATACAGAATTAATGATGTAACAGTTCTTTCAGCAAACGTAATTGCTAATAGCATTACAAAAGCGGCAGGTTTTGGTATTACTGGTATTACCTCAGCTCCGGTGAGCAACGGATTTGTCAGCGATTTAGTTGACACAGGTTCTCAAATTTATACCTATAATATTACAGGATTAAGTTCTACTACTCAGTTTGTTGTTGGATCGTATATCACAGCTGACAGCGGTGGAGGTAATCTTGGTACAAATAACTATCATATAGTTACTGCAAAGACTAGTTCAACATTAGCAGTAACTGCCACTGGCGGAACAGTACCAGCAGAAGGCAACATTAACAATGTAAGAACTATTGGTATTAAAACTATCCATACTGCTAACCTTACAATTACAGATGACAAGATTTATTCTCGAGGCGACTTACAGCTTCTTCCTAGCACAGGACAAGTTGACTTACTAGGTTCTAAAGTTGTAGGCTCTGGCGTTATTACTATTGGCGGCGATACGGACGATACATTAGTTACTAAAAAGTATGTTGACGATTTTAATCGCCCTTGGATTTCTCAATCAGCCGATTATGAACTAGTTGTTTCTGATAGAATTTTAGCTAGAACAAGAAGTACAGGAGGTAGAGATTTTGTTCTACCAAGAGATTCTTTACGAGCAATTGGTAGTACTGTAAGAATTGTTGATGCTGATTCGGCATTTGACACAGACAATTTACGATTAATTCGATATAGAGATTATGACCCTGGGACCATCAGAGGCGTATCACCGAACGTTACAGTTCCATTTTCAAAATTAAATTTAGCTACAACAACTGATTCTATTTCAGGCGCTGGCCTTACTATTGATCTAGACATTAGTGTAGTTGGAATTTACTCTGAAGTTAATATTAATATTGATCCTAATAATCACGGTTATGCTTATAGAACTAACGACACAATAACCATTGACGGAGCACTAATTGATCCTGTAAGCGGCGTAAGTGGTGGGTTTAAAGACTATGTATTAGTGTCTGCAACTAACCCTTCTCCGGGCGTAACACGAGTTACAGTTGATAAAGTTACATATCCTAACTTTTTAACCGATCATCCAACTCCTGTCGGTGTTACATTTACCGGCGAATCAACGGTACTTACACCAACTAACTTTGTTGACACAGGCAGCGCATTTAGATTTGATGTAAGCGGCACATACAGTTTTGCACCTGGACTGGCATTTACTATGTATGATGGTAACGACCTGTCATTCAAACTAGTATTAGATATGTTGTTAGGTGCAGACGACGATGTTATCTTAAATGAAAAAGATACCGCACTTGGATTCATTTATACTGGCGGATCAATTGGTTGGAAATATTTAGAAACTCTTCCATTGCCTAATACAATTTTAGTAGACGTTGTAGGTAATTTAAGAGGTAACATGCTGTCAACAAACACGGGCGGAACAGTAATTAGTACTGTTGGTCCTGTGGCACAGTTTGTGGGTAATTTAAGTGGCGCAGTAACTGGATCACTAACAGGTAGTGTATCTGGAAACCTTACAGGAAATGTACTGACACCAGCACAGCCAAATATTACTAGTTTAGGAACGCTAACGAGTCTAACAGTATCGGGCGGTATTAACGGTAATTTATCAGGTAACGTATCAGGTAACGTAACAGGAAATATTACAAATCCAGCATTGAATGTAACAGGAACTAGCACACTTAATCTTATTTCTGGCACCAATGCTATTACTATTCGTTCTGGAGGATCCGGTCTTCGAATAAGTGCATTTGATAATACCAGCGTACAAGAACAGTACGTGATGCAGGTTACACCTGGTGCTGCATTTGGGCTACGACCTACTACTAATTTATTCGGTGATATTGTTATTTCTAACACTAGCACAAGTAATATTAGCGGTTCTAGTTTTAGATTACCAACTTATACAAATGCACAATTAGCGGCTAGAGTGTTTAATTTCTTAAATTATGGGGAATTAATTTACAATAGCGATGCTAATAGAGTTCAAGCCTATGTTGCTCCGGGCTCGTGGGTAGATCTGCACTAATGCAGTAAGATATAAATATATAAGATTAAGAGGTTAAAAGATGGCATATACCATAGATAAGTATAACGGAACTACTGTAGCTGTTGTTGAAGACGGAACTATCGATAGTACGTTAGATATTAAGCTTATAGGAAAAAATTACGCTGGCTACGGAGAAGCGCAAAATGAAAATCTAGTACACATGCTAGAAAATTTTGCCGGTCCTAGTGCTCCTCCGCGTCCTATAAACGGACAAATGTGGTACGACAGCTCTGCTAAAAAGATTAAATTTTATGATCAGAGCACTACTAAATGGAAAACTAGTGGCGGCTCAGAATCCAGTAGCAGCGAACCAACAGGGTTAAGTTCTGGTGATTTTTGGTTTGATACTGCTAATAATCAGCTGTTTGTGTACAATGGGACTAGTTTTGTACTAGTAGGTCCACAGGGATTATCAGGCGTTGGCACAACACAATTAAAATCAATTAAAGTATATGACACATCTAATAATCCATATGCTGTAATTGCTGCCTTTGTAGACGGCAAAGTAGCGTATACTATTTCTATGTCCAGCGAGTATACACTCAACACAGCTAGCCAAGATATTTTAAACGTAGGAAACGCAGGCGCTTTCACTGCAATTAAGAAAGGTATTACACTGGCTAACTTACAGCCTGAAGACGTAAGTCCGGGTGGCCCAGTACCTTCCATTGCATTTTGGGGTACTGCTAGTGCTTCTAGAAGATTAGTTAACAGCGCCGGTCAAACAAGAACCGCCGACGACTTTATTGAAAAAGGCACAGGTACAACTTCTTTTATTGGTCCACCAAATATTAATGTTAAGTTTGGTGACGTAGGTTATACTCTAGGTAACGATGATGATTTAGAAGTTAAAGTTTCAAGTAATGATGTAATTATTGAAAGAAAAACTTTAAATCAAGGTATTGACGTAAGATTAGCTGATAATACACAGCCTAGTAACCTTACTAAATTTAGATTCATAACAGCTTCACAAGCATCAGCAGCACCTTATACTGGACTAACTGCTCCAGCATTAGTTCCAGACGTTGCAGGAAATACTAATCTCGGAGCTCCTGGCGCAGTTTTTAACAAAGTTTATGCTAATGAGTTTGTTGGAACAACTACAAGAGCAGATGAATTAAAAGTTGGAGCAAACTATAGATCCGCTGCTGTTGATTCTGCAGGAGTTGGAACAGTTAACACAGTTGCAGTAAGAGATTCTTCAGGCAGACTTTGTGCTGCTGGATTTTTAGGCAATGCAACTTCAGCTACTACAGCAGTAACAGCTACTCAAGCTAACACATTATTGGTTGGTGCAAATTACAGATCAACTGCAATAGACACAGCCAGCAGTGGAACACCGTTTACGGTTCCTTGCAGAGACAGTGCTGGAAACCTTAATGCTGTACTATTCCAAGGTACTGCTACCAGTGCATTGTTTGCTGACTTGGCAGAAAAATATCTAGCTGATGATGAATATGAAGTAGGAACAGTAATGACTGTCGGCGGCGACGCTGAAGTTACAGCCTGTAGATTTGGTGACAGAGCATTTGGTGCAGTGAGTGCAAATCCTGCATATATGATGAATGCTGGTCTAGAAGGTGGTACTTATGTAGCTCTTAAAGGTCGTGTTCCTGTAAAAGTTATTGGATCTGTAAAGAAAGGCGACAAATTAGTAGCAGCAGGAAATGGATATGCAGGTGCAGCTAGAAATGTTTTAAGAAACACAGCTATATTAGCCGGCAATTTTCCAGATACGTTTGCTATAGCTTTAGAAACCAACGACTCTGAAGATGTAAAACTAGTTGAAGCAATAATATTGTAAGGAACATAAAATGGCAGGATCAGGAACAAGAGCAACGGCTCAAGATTATAATAATATCCAGGCTGTGATCTCATCAGTAATGGGGATTGGCACTGGTACGACAGGTTATGGTCAACCAATTGCAAGTAGCCCAGTGAGTCAAAGTACTACAATGACTTCTACTCAATGGGACCAGTTAAGGGACGATCTTACTAAAGCAAGGGTACATCAAACTAACACTGGAGTTTCTACTGCTAGTACTACCATTGGAAGCCCATGGCAGACCTTATTTGATGTTACACCGTCAACTGTGGTACAAGAAGCTATTCGACTCCAATACCAAGACTTTGCAGATAATGGTGTAAATGCTAACCGAGCAGTGGTTGCAGCAGCACAAACTACTTCGGGTGTATCTTTAACATCAACAACTAGGGGTACAAATTGGGGTACATCAGCTTTAGGGGCTAGCATTACACATACCGTCACCCTGACATTTGCAGGTTACACTTCAGGAAGTCTTACAGTACCAGCAGCAGATCATATTCGTTGTTTCTTTAACGCTGGCGGATCAATTCAGATTACTGCTTCTAGAACAGGTGCTGCCGCAACTACCAAAGACACAGATTGGACTAATATGTTAAGCGGCTTTGGTACTCTTAACTTTAGAGCATCTAGCACAAACATCACCGGGGGAGTTAATGCTGGCGGTAGCGTAGGATCTGCTGTAGGTTTTCAAACATTGACCATTGGCGCCGCAGCCAGTAATATCCTTACTCAATCTTCTAGCGTAACACAATATGCTGAAAATCGATATTTGGTTGGTGTAAGCAGACCTACTGCTAACACGTTGGCATTTACTATAACTTTCACCGATAATGATGCTGGCGATCAAACAGGATTAGGACCACCAGTTGACGAGCCAGTTACTGGAACTATAACTAGTTCTTGCCTATGTACAAGACCGTCGGGTGCTAACGTAGATGTTCCTGCACCAACTGGCTCTGCTACAGCACTTTAATACCAGTTTCTACAATATACTTGACAATTTTTAGATAAAATAGTATAATAACTATTAAATCTAGGAGTTGTCATGGATCCAATCGTCCAAAAAGCCTTTGACGTAGCCAATTATATGACTACGTTGTCAAACTATGATGAGGATATGGTATTGATTGATGATAATCATACTCCGATAAGCATTGAAAATCTTAAAAATTTTTTAGAAACACTGATAGTAATTTATCAAAGTTCTATTAATGAGTATTACACCAAGTACTCACAACTTAAGAACAGTAGATCAGTGGAGACTCTAGTAAAATGACCAACGGAGTAGTGTTGTTTGCCTATAATAATCAAGAAATTGATTACGCACAACTGGCTTGGTTCGCCGCAAAGAAGGTAACACAATTTTTAGAAGTTCCTGTGACAGTCATAACAGATGATAAAACTATCTTTGACAAGTTAGATATTTCAGTGTTTGATAAAATTATAGAGTTAGACCAAGAAGAGCAGGCCAATTCAAAGTACTTTTACGACGGTGCAAATAAGAGTGTTAAACTTCCTTGGAAAAATAGTACACGTTATAGTGTGTTCGATCTTACTCCATACGAGAACACACTGGTAATTGATTCAGATTATATTGTAAATTCAAAAACATTAAGCTATTGCTGGGATCAACCTCATGACTTTTTAATTTATCAACAAGGGTTTGATCTAGCGCAATGGCGTGATGTTTCTGAATTTACCACAATAGGTGAGCACAGTATTCCTTTTTACTGGGCCACAGTTTTCTTCTTTAAGAAAACAGCAAATACAAAATTATTGTTTGCACTAGTCAAGCATATTAAGGAAAACTGGACCTATTATAAGTTAGTGTATCAAATACACAGTACTAATTTTAGGAATGACTATGCATTTAGTATTGCTATACACATGCTCAATGGATTTACTCTAGGAACATTTGCACATCAATTACCTGGCAAACTATTTTACATACGAGATTCTGATATTCTTTTTGGAATTGAAGATTCTGTAATGAAGTTTTTAGTTCAGAAAGAAGGATACTCTTCAGATTTTACCCCAGTTAAGACATCAACAGTTGATGTTCATGTAATGAACAAGTATAGTTTATTAAGGCAGATTAACAATGTCTAATGGTCATATTTTTGTAGCACAAAATTCTAATGTTGATTACGTAAGACAGGCTTACGCTTTGGCGTTAAGTATTAAAAAGAACAACAAGTTATATCGTGAAACATGTTTAGTCACTAATAACGAAGTACCTGAATCGTATAGACATGCGTTCGATCACATACTGCCAATTCCCTGGGGCGACGATGCAGAAGGGTCATCTTGGAAAATTGAAAATCGATGGAAAGTAATACACATAAGTCCATTTGTTGAAAATATTGTCTATGACACTGACATGCTATTGCTAAACAGCAATGATCATTGGTGGAAATATCTTGAACAAAAAGATTTATTTTTTACTTCGAATGTATTAGATTATCGAGGAAATATTATTAACAACGATTATTATAGAAAAACGTTTACTGCTAATAATCTAGTTAACACTTACACTGGTGCGTTTTATTTTAAAAAGATTGATAGAACATATGAATTTTTTAAATGGTTAGAAATTATTATTGACCAGTGGAGAAAATTTTACCCGCTACATCTTAAAAATTCTCCACAGACATTTTGCAGTATGGATGTAAGTGTAGCATTAGCTCTTAAGTTTATGGGCTGTGAAGAACAATTTACTACCAAAGATACACTAGTACCAAGCTTTACACATATGAAACCAGCAATACAAGGCTGGAAAAATATTCCTAACAAATGGACATCGGCTATATCTTCTTATTTCAGTGATGACGGTAATTTAAAAGTTGGAAACTTTCAACAGCACGGACTATTTCATTATGTAGAAGATGAATTTCTTACTGATGACATAATTAAAAAATTGGAAAACTTATGAGCAGAAAAGACCGTTTAACTTCCGGAACAGTATATAATTCTTTTTATGTTCATTACGATAATGAAGGTACTGTTCATTCATTAAGTAACGTCAAAGAAGACAACTATAAAATATTTGAAATTGATCTATTTTTAATAGATGATTTTATTAATGGTAAAAAAGATTTTAGAAAATATAATATAGAATATTTTTATAATTTAAGCAAAGGCATCACAATTTCAGAAAATGATACAGTAGAGTATAGTAAACCTTTATTTCAAATCTTGCCAGTAACCTTACACACCGATGATAATGTTGTTCTTGAACACAGTATAGATGACAGTAAATGGACAGTATATTTTAATGAAGAAGCACTAGAAAAAATAGAAGTATTGCCGCCTATTACATTTTATATTTGCAAAAAAGATGATCCTCATTACCTATATAGATACTTTACAATTGATGTTGACAACATAGTTGATGGTAAAATAGATTATAGTTTTGAAAGTGATCACGAACAACAGTTTTCTCAGATAAGTGTAGCAACATTAAAAAGATTTCCTAATTACGGAATTAAGGAAAAAGCATGAGTAATAAAATTAAAGTTATTGATCAAGACATTGTATTCTTAAGTTATGACGAGCCTAATGCAGAAAAAAATTATGCAGACTTATTAAAAAAAGTCCCATGGGCTAAACGTGTACATGGAGTTAAAGGCAGCGACGCCGCACATAAAGCCTGCGCTGCCAAAAGTGAAACAGAATATTTTATCACAGTTGATGCTGATAATATTGTTGACAGCAAGTTTTTTCAAGTAGTTGTTGACCTAGATGAACTAGGGTTTGACGATACCTATGTCTTTAGTTGGGCAGGACGAGTACACGTTAATCATCTTATGTATGGTAACGGTGGCCTTAAGATGTGGACACGTAAGTTTGTTAACGATATGAAAACACACGAAAATTCAGACCCTACAGATCATAAAGGTCTAGTAGAGTTTTGTTTTGATCATAGATATCATCAGTTTAATACAAACTACAGCGAAAGTTACACCAATGCCACACCGTTCCAAGCATGGCGGGCAGGTTTCCGTGAAGGTGTTAAAATGTCACTGGACCAAGGCGCTAAAGTTACTGATATGAAAAAACAAGTTTGGTGGGAAAACTACTACAGATTAATAACATGGTGCTCAGTTGGGCGAGATGTTGACAACGGCTTGTACAGTATGCTAGGTGCTAGAGAAGGTTGTTATATGACTAACTGCACTGATTGGGAATATGCCAATGTGAGAGATTTTGAATATTTGACTGATTATTGGAAAGAACATTGGGCAGATAAAACTGTTGATCATGCAGAAGAAAAAATTAAATTTTACGGACAAGAAATTAAACAAACTCATGGACTTGAAATTGCTGACCTTGATGCAGACGGTTCCGTTTACTACAAAAAAATGCAAGATGCACTGAGAAAGTATTTTAAATGAACGAACAAGAAAAGATCAAAACAATTAAGATAAAAGTAGAGAATGAAGTAAGTCCTACATTCTGTCTTGCCAAATGGCATCATGTGACTATGTACTTACAAACAGGTGAAACACACAGTTGTTATCATCCTGCTCCTCATAAGATCCCTTTAATTGAAGTATTTGATAATCCTAGTGCGTTACACAATACCGATCACAAAAAACAAGAACGCAAGATGATGCTAGAGGGTAAGAAGCCTGACGGTTGTCAATATTGCTGGAACATAGAAGCCATGGGTCCTGAATATATCAGTGATCGCCATATTCGTAATGCCAGTATTTTTACAGAAGAACGCTACGAACAAACAGCTAAAGGTGCATGGGATCAAAATATTAATCCTGAATATATCGAGATTAATTTTGGTAACGAATGTAATTTTAAATGCGGATACTGTCATCCCAAATATAGTACAAGATTCTTCAACGAAATTAAAGAACATGGCCCAGTAACCACAGTTAAGAATCATCGATGTGACATTGATTGGATGAAGTTATACAGTCGTGAAGAAGATAATCCGTATGTGGATGCATTTTGGCGTTGGTGGCCAGAACTGCGTAAGACATTAAACATTATGCGAGTTACAGGCGGTGAACCCCTAATGCACGTGAGCACATGGCGATTACTTGACAAGATTAACAAAGATCCTATGCCTTGGCTAGAACTTAATGTTAATAGTAATCTTGGAGTTAAGACCGGGTTAGTTGATAGATTATCTACAGAAGTAGAAGAACTTAAAGTCAATAACAAAATTAGAAATTTTAAATTGTTTACTAGTATGGACACATGGGGACCTCGTGCTGAATATATTCGCACAGGACTTGACTTAACAGTATGGGAAGAAAACTTTCACACTTATCTTACAAAGACAACTAGTCCTATTACTTTTATGATTACATTTAATATTTTAAGTGTTACAACATTTAAATCCTTACTAGAAAAAATGTTAGAATGGCGCAAACAGTACGGATGGTATGATGACAAAAAAGAACATCGTGTACGTTTCGATACTCCATATCTTCGAGATCCTCTTCAATATGACATGAATCTATTACCTAAACAAGAATTCATGCCTTACATGAAAGACAGTTTAAAGTTCATGGAAGACAATGTAGATGATAATGCCAGTGACAAATTTACCAGCGTTGAATATGAAAAATTTAAACGTGTAGTGGACTACATGGAGAATACAAATCATTCTCGTGAAAAACTAATTGAAGGACGTAAAGATTTCTTCAATTGGTTTAGTGCCATGGACAGTAGACGAGACACTAGCTTTTTACAAGTGTTTCCAGAAATGGAAAGTTTTTATAAACTATGCGAAATTGCCAATGAACAATATAGATAAAGATTTTTTACTCAATGAGAGCAAAGTATTTTGCATGTTTCCGTGGATGCACTTAAATGTAACTCCCAAAGGTGACATCTATCCTTGCTGTAGTAATAACTACACAACTCCATTTGGTAATACAAAACAAACAACATTAAAAGATGCCTTTAACAATGACAAGATGAAAACTATTCGTCTTAATATGTTAAATGAGAAAAAGAGCGAGATCTGCAATTTTTGTTATAAACACGAAGAAGCTGGCCCCCATAGTTTTAGAAATTATAGTAAAGAACACTGGGGTAAAGATTTTGATGAACTAGTGCCACAGACGCAAGAAGACGGTACTATGCCTGACTTCAAGATGAAATATTACGACATACGTTTTAGTAATATTTGTAACTTTAAATGTCGTACCTGTGGTGCAGAGTTTAGCAGTCAGTGGGCCGCTGAACAGCGAGCTAATTTTGATCCTAAACATCCTATAATCATCCATGCTGACGATGGCAAAGGCGATTTGCTTAATGAAGTTTTAACACACATTGAACATATTGATCTAGCATACTTTGCTGGCGGCGAACCATTGATCACAGACGAGCATTATACAATCCTTGAAGAAATGATTCGCAAGGGTAGAACAGATGTGACACTGCGTTATAATACCAACGCCAGTAACATCAAATATAAAAATCATGACATTCTTGATCTGTGGAAACATTTCAAACGTGTTGAATTAAGTTGCTCAATTGATCATTACGGTGAACGAGCAGAATGGCTACGTCACGGTACAGATTGGGGGAAAGTGGAAAGTAATTTGCTTACTTTTAGACAATTAGATTACGTACATTTTCAAATAAACACAGTATTCAGTATTTTTAATTATTTGACCATTGGCGACTTTTACAATTATCTTAAAGAAAAAAATATTGTAAGATTAGAAGACTGGTATCATAGCCTGTATCTTGCTGTGCATCCTAGTTACTATTCTGCTAAAAGTATGCCAAAAATTTTAAAAGCCTCTGCAAAAGAAAACGCAGAAAAATTTATATCGTCTAACGGCCCTGAATGGATACTGTTAAACAACCTCGTAACAGATGCAGTTAAATTTGCAGACGAAAGTGATACTTGGGACGAAAATAAAAAGACATTTTTTATGCATGTCTTGTCAACTGATAAGATTAGAGGTGAGAGTTTTATTAAAACTTTCCCAGAATTAAATAGACTTATGAATCTAACGGAGTAAGAATGAAAAACGTAAAAGACCTTGTTGAAAATGGAAAACATTTTTGTATACTGCCGTGGATTCACTTTCACGCTTGGCCAGATCGTAGAGTAATGCCGTGCTGTGTAGCTGATAGTAATAAGCCAGTGGGCGAAATTAAATCAAACGAATCTGTACTAGAAATGATGAACAGTGATGATTATAAGAAAATGCGTCTAAACATGCTCAACGACGAACCTGTTGAAGCATGCCAACGATGCTACGATCTTGAAAAATTAGGCACGTGGACTATGCGTCAGAGTCATAATAAACGCAGAGGTCTTGACTTTGTTGATATTGTGGAAGATACTAATGACGATGGCAGCTTAAACGAATTTAAATTAAAATATATGGATATTCGTTTTAGCAATCTATGTAATATGAAATGCCGTAGTTGCGGACCAAGTTGCTCTAGCCTATGGGCACAGGAATTTATTGAACATAAAGGTGTTGAAGTTTTAGACAAGCATTTTAATATGACTAAAATGGTAGTCAGTAACAACGATGATCAAATGTTAATGACTAAACTCAAACCGTATCTCAAAGATGTAGTAGAAGTTTACTTTGCCGGCGGAGAAATTATCATTACTCCTGAGCATTATGAATGTTTAGATTACTGGATTGAAACTGGAGTAAATGAAACTATTGAATTAAGTTACACGACAAATTTCAGCAGTCTTAAATTTAAAGATAAAGATCTAATTGAGTATTGGAAAAAGTTCCCTAATCTAATTATTTGGGCCAGTCTTGACGGCATGGGAGATCATGCTGAATTGATTCGCAAAGGCACTGACTGGGAAAGAACTGAGAAAAATTTACGCGAATTAAAAGCACTAGTACCACATGCACAGTTCCAAATAACACCAACAATCAGTATATGGAATGTGTTCCAGTTTCCTAAATTCTTTGACTATCTTATAGACAATGAGTTAATTGATAAAAACACCGCACCTAGATTTAATCTTGCTACTAGCCCGTGGTATTCAAATATCATGATTCTTCCTGAATTTTCAAAAGAAAAACTAGGCAGACTTTACAGAGAATACATTCACAAATATTCGTACAATCCTCACATTAGTAATGGATTTAAAATGATAAGTCAGAATTTAAAAAGCGGTGATCCTAACAAAGGCGGCATACAAGAGTTTATTAAATTCAATGACGAATTAGACAGTGTACGCAATGAAAGTATTTTAGATGTAATTCCTGAATTAAAAGAGGTTTATAGATGGGCAAAAAGTTAATAGCAATTACAGCCCCTGAGCCGTATTTGGCAGTTACATGGCAAGTTAATAATTTTTGTAATTTTAAATGTAGTTACTGTAATCCAGGCAATTGGGGCGGCAGTCATAGGAATGATGATAACCTAGATGTTTATATTAAAAATTTAGAAATCATTATTGAAAGATATAAAAAAGTAGGATACAAACATTATAAGTTTTTCTTCTCTGGCGGAGAACCTACTGCTTGGAAAAATTTCATTCCTATCTGCGAATGGCTACGAGAAAAATTGCCAGACTGCACATTAGCAGTTAATACTAATTTAAGTCGTCCGTTAGCATGGTGGGAAAAACACTATCATTTGTTTGATGATATTGTTGCCAGTTTCCATGTTGAATTTTCTGACAAAGAAAAATATAAAGAAAACAATATTTTTCTCTGTGACAAAGTAAACTATCTTTGTACAAAGATGTTGATGCACGAAGAACGATTCTGGGAAGTTGTAGAGTACGGCAATCACTTAAAAGAAGTTATGCCTAACTACTTTATCGAATGGACACCGTTATTTGATGAAATGAGTGTTAATGCAGGTCCTTGGCAATATAAAGATCCTGAAAAGAAAACGTTCATTGATACACATAACGTAGAAATGAATTTTACATTACCTAAACCTTACAAAGAAAGTAAAGCAGTTAGTTTTAACAAATACGACGATCAGTCTAAATCAGCTACTAACAGTAATGAAATTATTGTTAACGGAGAAAATTTCTTTAAAGGCTGGCTGTGCAATGTAGGAGATGCTATTTTTATTAATCCTACTGGAGAAGTCAGTTTAGCTAGTTGCGGGCAAGGTGACAAGGTAGGACACATATTACAGGACATAAGTTCAGTTGGCCCTAAAAAAATTATCTGCGGCAAAGAACATTGTCATTGCGGTACTGATATTATTATTCCAAAATTTGAAATGATTTAAATGTCTATTATAAACGACAACAATACTCCTTACATTGGTTGGAACAGCGAAATTTCTATGAGAGATGTAACTGTGTTACCACAACTGCGAAAGTTTAACGATGCACAATATTTTTGTGTTGACTTTATGCTCGGCGATGGGCTAGAACATTTAAACAAAGTAGTACCTTCAAGTATACTAATTTCAATCCGCCGCGGACGAATTAAGTTAATTTTAAACAACAGCCATGAAGCATTTCATTCAGTTGTTGACGGTGTTTATAAATTTGTTGTTATTAAATTTAAAATTCCTGAAGAACAAATATTATTATTAAGTGAATCTGCTGATATAAAAAATGAAATTGATATAGTAGCTAAAAAATATAACTGTAAACCTATTGCAGCTGAATGGTCTAGAGTTTTTGAAATTTCTACTAAAAATGACATAACTAGTATGGGTTATGTTTTTCCAGATACACTTAAAACAAAAAATTATCCTAAAAAATTTTTAAACTTAAACAGAAGATGGAGACTACATCGTCCTGCTCTGGTAGCATTTTTAACTGCTAGAAATTTATTAGATTACGGACATGTAAGTCTAGCCAGCTCAGATGACAATAGAGATTGGAATAAAGTTTGGACAGACATTTTAGATATTCATAGAAATCACTATACAGAATTAGAACTGTTAAAAAATAATGAAGATAAAATTTTATCGTTGCCAGAGTTATTTGTAGATAGAACAGACATGGAAATTAACCATGTTAACCTATTACAAAGCACTACTAAATTTTATGAAGAAACTTATTTTAGTGTAGTAAGTGAGACAAATTATTATGACTTCCTAGAAAAGGGAAGATTTTTAAGTGAAAAGCTTTTTAAACCAATTGCAAATTTTCATCCTTTTATAATTGTAAGTAGACCTAGAAGTTTAGAAGCAATTAGATCTATAGGTTATAAAACATTTCATCCTTATATTAATGAAGCATATGATCTCATTGAAGATGATGTAAAACGAATGATAGCTGTAGTAGATGAAATTGAACGCCTATCTAAATTAAACACAACTGAACTAGCAGAATTTTTAGATTTTTCTAGATCTGTATGTAAATATAACTTTGATATGTTGCTTTCAAAATCAACATTCACAACACAATTATGATAACTTTAAAAAAATACAAAAGATTAATCACAGTCGGATGCAGCTTTACAAAGTATATTTGGCCGACTTGGGCAGATATTCTTGCACATACAATGCCAGACACTGAATTTATTAATTTAGGAAAATCTGGTGCAGGCAATCCTTTTATTTCTTATAAAGTTTCCGAAGGTAACACTAGATTAAATTATACAGAAGATGATTTAGTTGTAGTGATGTGGACAACTTTTTGTAGAGAAGATAGATATCTAAATGACCACTGGCAAACTCCGGGTAACATTTATACTCAACAATTTTATCCTGAAAGTTTTGTTAAAAAATTTGCCGATACAAAAGGATATATTATAAGAGATTTAAATATAGTAAGTTTAACTAAAGGTTTTCTCGATAGCTTACCGTGTGATTATATTTTTCTTACCAGTGTTCCTTGGAACTATCAAAATGATGAAACACGAGACATTGGAAAAATATTAAATTTATATAAACCAGTAACAGATATATGCTTGCCTAATGTATTCCAAACAGAAATGCACAGTTATTGGGATCACGGACATGTTTACGAGCACCCTAATCACGGAGTAATGTTTCAAGATTACCATCCATCCCCAGTAAGATACTACAGTTACTTAAAAAAAGTGGGATTTGAAATACCACAAGAAACTTACAAGTATGCTGTAAGATCTACTAAACTGTTAAAAGCCTGTGCAACATCGGATGATATACATCGTACTTTTAATTTGGACGCAAACGATTCTCCAGTCGTAATGGATAAAGAAATAAAGATAGACTGGTTTTAACTTAATAAATAGTTTTTTGAGGAATATACATGACTAAAGTTGCTATGATTGGCGTTGGGAAACTTGGGCAAGATTGCGCCGAAGTAATGGCAGAACACTACCAAGTAGTGGGCTATGATGTTGAGCCTAGGACACCTGCTTTTCTTATGATGTCTTCAATAAAGGAAGCAGTAGAAAACAGTAGTTTTATTTTTATTGCAGCACCAACTCCGCACGATCCTATGTACGGGGGAGAAACGCCAACAAGCCATTTGCCAAATAAAGACTTTGATTACACTATTGTTAAAAATATTTTACAAGAAGTTAACAAACATGTTAACAAAAAACAATTAGTTGTTTTAATCAGCACAGTTTTACCTGGCACAGTAAGATCGCAACTAGAACCCTTAATAACTAATGCTCGATTTATCTATAACCCCTATCTTATTGCAATGGG